AAAGTGCTGCTGCTCCAACGATAATGTTGGTAGACGTTCCACGACTATATGCCATTTATTCACCTCTTTCTTTTAAGATAGATATTTAGTTGTACGGCGTTGTGTTTCCTCAAGTCAATTATAACAGCCTTTTATAAAACAATTTTTGTGGCTAGTTTAGGCTCTGGGGTCCAGATATTTGAGGTCAGGGCTGGCATTTGGTGGTAGTCAAAATCAATAATTATCTTGTTTCCACCATATGTACGGGCTGTTCCAAAGTCTATTATATCTCTGGTTTCTTCAAGCTGGTATACCTTGAAGTTATGGAAGTAGAACTGGTTATCTATTAGATCTGGGTTCTGCTCTGTACCTAGGTTTATCTGTCTGTTAGAGCACCAGTTATTTATCTCTTCTGCTGTTTCATCAAAACGATCCATTAATCTTAAAACTGCTTCTTGAACTTGAATCATATTTTCTACAGTATTAACTGCTGTGGCATAAAAATAATACAATAGCTGTTCACATTTTATGTGTGGAAAACCTTTACGATTCATTTTTATAAGTCTGTCCCATGTTCCCATTACCCCACCTTCTGGAAAAGACCCTGTAAGGTCATCCAGTATGGAGGGAGTTGATGGGAAAAAGGGAAATTCAATATCTGTAATTTCTGTAATCTTTTCTTCAAGATATTTATTAATCCATAAAACTGGTGTATTTAAAAGTGAATCGTTTGCCATTATCTAATCCCCGCATTCGCTATCCATCTATAACCAACCTGTAGACCCTTTGATCTTCCCATTGATTTTCCTGCTGCTAAATTTTGCTTGTAAACTTTTGGATTATTTAAGTATTCATAAAGACCGCTTGTCTTTAAAAATGCTTGAGTAAAGTATCTATTAAAAAATGTATCTACAGCTTTTTCAAAAGCACCTGTTGTTTCTACTCCACCAGGTGATTGTATTACAACCTCGCCTTTAGTAAAGATTGTTTCTCCACCATCTTCAAAAACCAACACGTTTGATCTTGTTGGTCTAATGGTTACTGGAGTTCCTTCTTCCATAATTTTAGCCTTGTTATAAAAGGGTACCGATGAGCCATCCTTAATTGATGTTGATTGCTTCAGAGTGGATACAAACGAAAGGCCAAGGTTGCTTATTGTATAGTTTATTTCATATAGACGTGCATCAGGACTTCCCACTTTATACCATTCATAGATATGGTGTAGTGCTTTTGGATTTACCCTGGCATTTGAGTCAATATACTGTTCTAGCAATTCTCTTGTCATTATTCCAACATTATTTAAAAACTTAGTTTTACCTGCTTGAATACCATCTAAAAATCCAATAGAGTAGTCTATAATATTTTTCATCTCTTTTTTAAACATTACATCATTCATTATAACTTTCATTATAGGTCACTTGCCTGATTCTCTGATCTTCTTAGTACGACCTTATAGTATTCAACATTTCCAAATGGACCTACTATAGCTTCACTTGATGCTATTTCATATATGGTAGACTTACCATCTCTTGGTCCTGAAGTTTCCATATATATATTATCTTGCTGCTTTGTTCTAAAGTTTGTAATTATTACATTTGTAATTGAATTTCTTGAATTACTGTCAGATATTCTAAGATCAGTTTTTGTTCTTCCAAGCAAAATGTTTTCTTTGGTTATATTAACATTAGGCTTTACTTCTTCTGAAGCAGCTTGTCCAGTTGGTCCAAAACTACATGCTATAGACCTATTAAGAACCCATTGTTTTTTTACGTTTCCGTACGCTCCTTGTTCAACTATTGGATAATAGATGTCTGCAAGCATTGGGAATGTAAAGTCTGTTGCTTCGCATTGCATTAAAGAATACCAATTCTTGTAATACTCTTCTTATACTTATCAAGTATCTTATCAACTAACATGTTTCCAGTACCGTCTAAAATTGTCTTATCAAATTGAATTTTAAACTGTTCTGTGTTGTAGGCAGTTACATATCTCTTATAGTAATCTATCTTGCCACACTTAACATCCTCAATAAGCATAAGTGTTGCTTCATAAATATCATGCGGAACAACTTTATATCCTGTTTCAAGAAAGAATAAGTAATCCCAGCCTTCTGGGAATGCTACACCAGCACCGAATGTATATGAGTTTTCACTATAATCTGTATCGTAAACATTAAATGAGTCTGATGGTGCAACGTGAAGGTTTACGCCTTTTTTCTCAGATCTGTTTTCAATTAGTCCTGTTGTTCCTGCATTTTTGATAATGGCAGTTTTATCTTTTGATAGTTCGTATGACCATTCACCAAGAACAGGAGTTGCTAGACTTGCATCATACATAAGTGATGAATTTTCATATGCTTTTAATATTTTATAAACTCTGTCCCAAATAGGAATATAGTCTGTTGATTGTCCAGTAGTATCAAACCACTCTGTCTTATAATAAAATCCACCAGTTACTGAATCAATTATTGCTCTTGCAATTCTTTCATATTGTGCATACTCTGCTATTTCTGATGCAGTAGTTCCAAGCTTTTGAGGATTAACGTAAGGTCTTTTAATTTCTAGATTATCTTCAACTACTATTGAGTCTTGCTCTCTTAATTCCTGATAAATAACTAAGTAATAGCTATCATCATACTTAGTAAAGTCTCCAGAGACCTCTATAGCAATCTTTGAATTTGCAGAAGATTCTACTTCATATTCTGCAAGAATATCGTTTCTATCTTTATCCATAATTTCTACTATATGGTCCGTGTTTGGTTCTGCAACGGTATATGTAATAAGAATAGGATATGGTGGGACTCTTAAAGCTTCCATTGGTTATTTACCGTATGCTCTCTTCACTTCTTCTGGTGTAGCTGAACGAACAGACTTTTTGGTTATCCATTTTTCAGCATCCTTTGTAGTGACTATGTTATACCCCTTTACAAGGGCTCCTACACCATTCCAAGTTATATTGCGTAATGAATATACGGCAGTCTTCTCTTCTGGTGCTTTTGGCTTAGATATTACTTCTTTGGTTTCCTTTGGTACAAAACTAAAAATTACTTCTAGTATGTCTTTTTTTGTACTTACCCCAAATAGGTCAATGTTGTTTTTCTTTGCATATGATCTTAGCTCAAACACAGTCTTATTGTTTAATTCATCTATTAATGACATCGTGACCTCCACTGCTATTATATCAGAATATGACTAAGAGGGACAGATTTTACTCTGCCCCCCTTAATCTATTGCTAAGTATTAATTAGGAGTTTGCTGCTGCATCTGCGTAAGCAACTGCATCAAGCTCTTCCCATTGGATACCAAAGCGTACGAATACTGTGTATTCAATTGTGTCCTTCTTTGGCTGGTATGTACGGTTTACAGTGATATCACGCTGGAATCCCCATACACGGTTTGAAGGGAATGTAAGATCTACATAGCCTGCTGGGTAGTAAGGTACTTCCATGACGTCAATTCCGAGAACACGTGTTGTACGTGCTCCACCGAATGTCTGTGCTGCGCCATCAAGGTAAGCCTGACGGTTTGCCTCTGTGCCTGGACCCTTGTTAACAAAGGCTTCAGCGATTGCATCTGCAAGTGTACCGTTATTCTTAACGATACCCTGGAACGCATCTGTACCTGCATAGAACTTAAGATTGTTCTTAATTGCACGGTACTTGCGTGGCATTGCCAAGATAATGTCCTGCATTACTGCAGTTGTCCACTCATCATTAGTAACTGTAACTGCAGACTCATGTGCATCAGAGTTATCTCCTGCTAGGGAAACGAATCCTTCCATAATGTTTAGGAATGCGTCTCCGCCTGCTCCTGTACCATTAATTGCAAGATCTTCAATATCGTTAGCGAATGCATTGGTCATCAAGCGAACTAGATGATCTTCCAATGCTGCTCCTTCAATATTGTCTTCAAGTGCTTCTGTTGAAACTTCCCAGTCAAGACGAATCTTCTTAGTTGTAAGTTCAACCTTAGAGAATGTTGCACCTGCATTTGTAAATGTAGGTTGTGCCTGTGCTGCTGCACGAATGACACGCTCTCCAACGTTAACCTTCTCAAGTTCCATTGTGTTAGCTCTCATTGTTACTCTACGGCCATCCTTGGCTAGTACAGTTGCATCCCATACGTAATCAATAAAGCGACGAGCCTGCTCTGGTGCTAGAATACCGCCTGGTGTACCAGTTGGATTTACTGCATTTGGTCCAGTAGTTAGTCCATAGTTTGCTGTGGCAATGTTACCAAGCGAAGCTGCTGGAGAAAGATTTCCATCTGGTCCTTGTGCTGTTGCACCGCCGATGCCGCCTGAAACTGCAACGCCATCACCTGTTGGATGATTAAAAGACTTCTGGATCTCTGTGTTATTTTGTTCTGACATATTGTTCACCTCCTAGTGATTTTGTTTTAGTTAAATAGGTCGGAATTTGTGAGGAAACGTCCGCCCCATAGGGATTTCTGAATCACTTTTGGTGATTCCTGTACAATCTCGCCGAGATCGCCAGACTTGCGGAAAGCTGTATCTGCAACTACGGCATCAACTGTCTTTCCAAACTCATTAAAGCTTCCCTTAACTTCCTTAACCTCAGCGGTTACGGACTCAAGAGCTTTTGTGATTGCATCAACATTAGACTGCATAGCCTTTACTGTTGCTGCTAGATCGCTCAAGGCATTAGTTACAGAGCTCTGAATATCAGAAACTGCTTTTGCAACTTCTGCTGTTGCTGACGCAACCTCAACAATTGCTTCATCAGCCTTCTCTGTTACTTCTTCAATAGAAGGAGCACTAACCTCTTCAACTGCAACATCTGACTTTTCAGTTACAGCCTCTGCTGCAACCTCTGGTGTTTCTGCTACAATCTCTGCTGGAGCCTCTGGAGCAACCTCAACTTTTTCAACTTCTGGAGTTGCTTCTGCAACTACATCTGTGTTTTCTGTCATAGGATTATCCTCCTTTGCTATCTTAATTGTTCTAATGCCTTTTGCACTATCAACTAAGAACTTTATCATTGTGGTTTTTTCTGAATCATTTTTTTCAACAAATCCAATATTTTTCATTTCTTCTCCAGAGACTGGGCTAAGCTCTGTTTCATTTTGAGAGACTGTAACAATGCCAGACTCTGAATCCCAAAATACATTTTCAACAACAGTGTTTGCTGATGAACCAGTTAATGTATCTACACCGTCAACTTTTTCAACTGACATAATATTTGCAAACTGATTTGCAGGGGAATCAACAAGACTCAACTCTATCAAATCGTATTCCTTAATAACTCTAATTGTCTTATCTGCTTTTTCATCATAAGCATCGTCCCACTTATTCATTCTTCCGCCAATAGAAAAACCAGTGTAAGTTCCATCTAGAACTTTTTCCCATGCATCTTGTGCACCCTTAGAAATGTATGCTGAAACAAAAACACCTTTATAAAACTTTTTTGATTCTGGATCAAAATATTTTTCTTCTTTAAATGAAACCATCTTGCCTACTGCTGATGGCTGATGCATTTCTCTAATGTTTCCACGGAATTTTGCAAAAGCTTCCATAGATGCTTCTGTTGTTACAATGTCATCTTGCTTATCTAGGTTATCTAGGGATGCAAAACCAGAAACAATACGACGGCCTTCATCAACCTTTGTAAGAGGCATGGATAGGCGAACTTTGTCGCCATCAGTAGTCCAGTGTGCTTTATTTATATTCATGACGATTCTATTATACCAAACCTTTTATAACTTTTCTTAATTATTGAGACGATCTGCCTTCGCCCTGTGCATTGCGCCCAGTTGTAGTTGCAGGACCATCGGATTGGTTATTTGCTCTTTCTGAATCCCTTGATCTATTCCCAGCACTGTTGGCTGCAGCATCTGTAGCCTGTCTTGCAGACATTATAAATGGAGCGTCTCCATCTGGATGTTGTGGAAGACCAATAGCTTCACGAGCCTCATTTGGCATCATGACCTGAGTCTTAACGTATCTTTCAAGAATCTGTGACTGAGTAATCTCGTCAGTTAGCGTGAGTTCATTAAACTTAAGTTCAAGAATGTCTGTCTTTTCCTTAATGATTTTGCTAATCACTTTATTTAGGTGTCCTTGAGCTGGACGAGATACTTGCTCTTTAAATGTTCTATCCTGTGCAATTGATGCTGCGATTGCTGCTGAATCAGTACCGCCAAGTTTTGAAATTGGAACCTGATGTGCAACAAGAATGTCATCACGATTTTGCTTGCGGTACTCTTTAAATGATCCATCTTGAATACCATTCTCAATTGGCTTCATATCAAACTCAACTTTATTTTGATCTGTATCGCCAGGAAGAGGTATGTAAAGAGTTCTATGTGATTGAGCCTTAAGGCCTGTCTGCAAGAAACGGAACATCTTATCTTCTGCCTCTCCAGATAGCTTTGCACCCTTGAGTGTTACGACATATCTTGGAACAGCCTTGTTTTCAAAATAATCAATATTGTATTGTGATGCAAGTTGATCGCCAATCAATGACGGTAGTGCTGCAATAATATCAGGGATTCCGTAATATGTATTTAATGGAGAATATTCTTTAATATGAATAATTTCATTTGGACGTGGATCATCTGTTACTGGGTTAACATTCCTTGCACCAAAGTTTCTAAAGTAAACAATCTTTTGTCCAATAATTTGCATATACCCATCACGTAAACGACGGATGCGAACAGTAGTTGAAGGGATGTGGCCAATGTATCCAATATCTCCGTTAACAGTGCGACCTACTTCAATATATCCATTTCCAGTAGACTCAACATCTGTGTAAACCTTTTCCATTGTCTTTGTAAAAGAATCATCATCATTAAGATTTTCTAGCCAGTCACGCATTTCAAGTTTCATTCTTTCAATACGCTTACGAGCACGACCAACTGCTAACTCATCATCTTTATTTTCAAGACTTAGCATTGTACGATCTGTTA